AGAATAGACGCCAACGAGTTATATGTTGATGTTGCTATCGAGCCAGTTAAAGCAGTTGAATTTATCTTCATACCTGTAAGAATTAAAAACACAGGAGAGATTGCAGCTGGTAACGTAGCAAGCTCTGCTGCGGTAACGTAAGAACAAGAAAAAACTTAAAATGGAGCTTCGGCTCCATTTTTTTGTGGTCAAAAATAGATAAATAAAATTATAATAAGGAGAATTATAAAATGGCCGTATCATCGCTAACAAGAATGACAGTTCCTTTGGCATCAGACCAATCAAGTCCAACTCAAGGACTGTTAATGCCAAAACTAAAATACCGCTACCGGGTGGTATTTGAGAACATGGGCGTATCTACACCTAGAACAGAACTTACCAAACAGGTAATGACTTTTACTAGACCTACTATAAACTTTGAAGAAATTGAAGTACCAATCTACAACAGTAGAATCTATCTTGCTGGACGTCAAACATGGGACGCTGTTTCAGCTACATTTAGAGATGACGCAGGTGGAAACGTAAGTAGATTAGTTGGTGAGCAAATACAAAAGCAAATGGATACACTAGAGCAGGCATCAGCAAGTTCAGGTATTGACTATAAATTCGTTACACGTTGTGAAGTATTAGATGGTGGTAACGGAACAAGCACACCTAATGTACTTGAGACATGGGAATTATATGGTTGCTTCTTAGTAAGTGCTAACTATGGTGACTTAGACTATGCATCAAACGATCCTGTAACAATTGAATGTTCACTACGTTATGACAACGCAGTGCAGACACCACTCGGAACAGGCATTGGATCTACAGTAGGAAGAACACTGGGTGACGTTGTAACTGGCTAATTAAGTTAGAGGAGTAACTTATGGCTTTTGGTGACGATGTACTCAAAGGATTTTTTGGAAACGATTTTTTAAGAGACTATACTCACGCAAGTAAAACCTTTCGTAGTAATAACTCGGCGCTTTCTCCACGTCGAAAGTTTTTATTTCATGTAGTCTTCAACATCAATTCATTTTTAATTCCGCAACTCCAAGCAGTGTTTCAAGCACAAGATGTTGCAAATCTCAGTTTATTAGTAAAAGAAGTAAAACTTCCAGCTTACAAATTTTCTGTTGACACTATGAATCAGTACAATAGAAAACGCAAAGTTCAAACACAAATAGAGTACGACCCAATTACATGCGTTATGCATGACGATACCAGCGATCTTGCTAGAGAACTATGGTACAACTATTATGCATACTATTATAAAGATGCTAGTCAAAAGTATCTTGATGCAGCAGTTACAAACGGTAGTCTTGGACAGAACGCCAGTGGTGTTGATCCTGGAGCGGCATATCCATATGGTTTTAGAGACATCTATACACAAGATAGAGAAATCAATGACTGGGGCTATATAGGCGAAAGCTACATGGATGGTCCTACTGATACGAGAGGCGGTAAGCCAGCATTTTTTAGAGATATTACAATATTTGGATTTAACGATCACCAATTTGCAGCTTATGTGCTTGTAAATCCAATTATCAGTGCATTCGAACATGATACCTACAACTACACAGAAGGCGGCGGTATCATGCAAAATACGTTCACTTTTGAATATGAAACAGTCAAGTACTATCATGGTGCTATCAATGGTAGTTCACCAAATGACGCGATCCCAAGTTTTGGTAATAATGCAAACTATGATACAACAAAATCACCGTTGGCTCGTCCTGGAGCCACAGCTACAATATTTGGACAAAGTGGACTTATTGATGCTGGTGCAGGAATTATTACAGATTTAAGTGCCGGAAATCTTGCAGGTGTTGTTGGAGCAATCCAAAAAGGTGGAACTGCTTATCAAACCTTCAAAGGTAGAGATCTAAATGAAATGTTCAAAACTGAATCAACAAATATTGCTAGAAATGTTATAAAAGAAGATTTACCAGGTGCAGCTAGAGGCAGTGGCTTTTTTCCTAAGCAGGCTAGATTCACTCCACTTAACGAACAAGCCGCAACACTTAAACCTGCTAATACTGGAACAGATCAGAATCCTACTAACTTAAACGGACCAATAACTGTTCCGAACCAAGTTGGTAAAAATCCAAATTATAGAGGCTAGTATGGCAACAGTGAACTATCCAAATCCAGGAACTGATCCAACTGTTAGAGCATTTGATGATTTTTATCAGCGTGAACTTGTAATTGATCAAAATCAATATGATATTGTGTACAGTTTTTTTGCAAGTATTTTTGCAAGTAAAGATCAAGCAGAAAATTTTACACTTAGTGTATTTCAAATCAGTGAAGATAATGGTGAGTCAGTTGAAAATATATTAAGTCAACTCCGTAATCAAAATACAATACAAATTACTGCCACTCTTGCTTATTATCTAAATAACCAACGCAGTAACACCACTTTACTTGGTATAACTTCAATTTCTACTCCAGATCAGTATACTGCACGCAATATCTTAATATAGGTGAACTATGGCTAACAAGTTCCAACAAGGACCTTACGTAGTTCTAAATCCTCAAAAATATGCAGGAAAAGGTGTGCCCAAGTATAGAAGTGGATGGGAACTTGCATTTATGCGTTTTTGCGATAGTAACGATCACATTATATCATGGTCGAGTGAAAGTCTAGTAATTCCTTATATAAATCCACTTACTGGTAAGAAAACAAGATATATTCCTGACTTTTTAATACAATACAGAAACAAACATAATAAGGTTGTGACTGAACTAATCGAAATAAAACCAAAAAAACAAAGCGTACTAGAAAGCAAAGCAAGCAATCGAGATCGTGCAATTGTGGCCATAAATTATGCAAAGTGGGCTGCCGCACAGAAATGGTGTCAGCGTAACGGTTTGATATTTAGAGTGATTACAGAGGATGACATTTTCCGTCAAGGCGGAAAACGAAAATAAGTAAAATGAAGACTTGCGAACTGTGTAACACTAGGTTTAGTTGCGATTCAGATCATAGCTGTTGGTGTATGGTCAAACCATTGGTAACAATTAAAAAAGAATTACATGATTGCGTATGTCCAGAATGTTTGAAGGAAGCACATGACCAAGAAACTAGAAGAACTATTTGATTTGCCGACTGATGAAGGGCTTACTGAAGAAGTAGTGCCAGACAACGTGCCTGAACCAACTCCAGAAAATAACCCAATCATGCAAAATACACTCAGTGAGCTTGATAAAGTGCAAGCGGCACTTCCTCAAGTGCGTGGATTGGAAGCCAGTGATGCCGAAATGGATGCTTTAGCTGACAAAGCAACCAAAGGATTTGATGACATGATGGATTTAGGCATGAATGTTGACAGTAGATGGGCCAGTGATATATTCGGAGTAGCCAGTCAAATGTTAGGACATGCAATCACTGCTAAAACTGCAAAACTAAACAAAAAACTAAAGATGGTTGACTTGCAACTTAAGAAAGCAAATCTGGACCAAAAAGCAATAGCAAACACAGAAGATATTGCCACAGGAACTGGTGTAGTACTAGATAGAAATGCACTACTAGATAGGTTGTTAAACAAAGACAAAGAAGAGAAATAAGCTCTATTCTGCTAAATACTGCATAGAAGGAAAATAAGATGAAATCATTTGCACAATACCTTGTAGAAACACGTCAAACATTTGATTATAGAATCAAAATACTTGGCGATGTTGATGCAGAACTAATTAATGCTTTGGAAGAAAAACTCCAACAGTTTGATGTTGTAAGTATGACAGAACCAAAGAGTACTCCAATACAAAAAACCTTACCTGACTTTCCAGAGGCTGAAAATGATAGTATTACATTTATGGATGTAACTTTTAACTATCCAGCAACACCTCCTCAGATAACACAGATGGCTGAACTTCTTGGAATGAATCCAAATCACATGATTATACAAACACAAGAGTATGTTAACAGTGTTGAAGAGGAACGTAAAGGTTACGAAGACCAACCTAATCCAGTGCTAGGCACAGAAGAAGGTGAACAACCTGAAAATAAGGCAAGCAAAGAAGCAAGTGAATACTATGCTGCAGATCCTTACACAAGAAAAGTAATAGGTAACGAGTATTCAAGTGATTTCACAATAGCAGGTGGTAAAACTCCTCCAGCAAAATTCAACACAGATACTCCTAATAGTGTAGATAGTCCTATTATGGGTACTAACAAGATTCCAGTCGTAAAGGCCTCTAATGGTAGTTCGGCTCCGGAGAATCGCAAAAATGGCCCTCCGGGTAAAAACAAATAAAGGAACCTACAATGGACAATATTTACGACACACTAGCCAAACTAAACAAGGTAGCAAATGCACCTAAGATAGTAAAAGAGGATAGTAATGCTCTTATGAAAAAAGGTCTAGAGGACCTTATGAAAAAAACAAAACTTAACAAACAGGCTGACTATACACCATTTAGCGACAAACAAAGTCCTGATGGTTTACCAGAGAAGAAAAAAGACAACAAGATGTTTGAAAAAGAGTCTGATGTTGAAAGAGATGATCGTGCAGAAAAAGCCGGACGTGAAGTAAAGCGTGATGCAAAGTATGATCGTTATCGTCATGCTGGTAAAGATGGCAAGTCAGTTACAAAAGACATAGAGTATGATGAAAAGCATGACAAAGACGGAATGCACGAAGCCAGTAAAACAATGGTAAAAGAAAAAGGAA